TCGCCGTGGCCGCCTTGCCCGCCTGTTCCTTCAACGTGCCCAGCCGCTCCTGTACTTCGGCCGCCGCCCGGGTGGCGCGGCCGTACACCGCCGCCACCTGACCGACCTTGGCTTGAGCCGCATCGACACCGCGCATCACCCGCTGAAGTTTAGCGCCCATGGCCGGCCCGACAAACGGGATGTTCTCCAACTCGGACGCGGCGCCGGTCAGCTCTCGGATCGCGCCATTGACCGGGGTCAGCATGCCGTCAGCACTGCGCCGCCCGGTTTCAGCTGCCTCGACCAAATACTTCAGGCTTGATTGCATCTGCTCCATGTAAGCCATGAAACCTCCTTACAGATGGGGTTCGTCGTACAGCTTGGCGGCATTCTGCTTCGCAGCGCCCTCCATCATTCGCTGCATGTGTGGCATCAGATCCTGCGCCAGACGCTGGGGGTCTTTGACGTCGCCCTGCACCGTGACCGGCATGTTCAGCGAATATTGAAACTGCTGATCCACCTTGGCAGGCACCGGTTTCTCCGGCTCTTTGGGTTGAATGGCTTGCGCCGCCGACTTGAGCGGCGCCGTCACCGCCATCGAGCGCGCCGCATCACCCAACACCGGGCCTTGCTGCGCCGCTGACGCCATCATGAGCGGCTTGGTCGGCACGGGCGCCTTTGGCTTTTCCTCGGGCTTTTCATCCTCGCCACCAAACAGCGATTTACCCAAGGATCCGCCCAGCGCTGCACCGCCCTGACTGCCAAGGTAGGCACCGATCATGCCGCCAATGGCCGTTCCGATAATCGGCACCACCGAACCAATGGCCGCGCCCGCCGCCGCACCAGCCATGGTGCCGGCCAGGTTGCCAGCGGCCTCACCATAACCCTCAGCTTTTTCGTCCTTGGTCTTGGCGTTTTGGAAGGTTTCAACAGCCATCGCGCCGGATTCCAGCAGCGTACCGCCAGGAATGATCTTGCCCACCTTGCCGACCTTACCGACGGCGTCTGCGACGACGCCGAGCTTGGACAACGCTCCACTTGGAACGGAAGGGACTGACGGCAATGGGATCGGGACAGGGGGACGCGGTGGCGGAGCAGGTGGCCGTGAAGTCGGAACAGGCGAACCCAAAGCTGGAACAGGTGGCCGCGAAACCGGTACAGGCGAGCCCAAAGCCGGAACAGATGGCTTTGAGACTGGTACAGGCGGACGCGGAGCCGCAGCAGATGGCCGTGAAACAGGAACAGGTGCACGCGGAGCCGGAACAGATGGCCGTGAAACGGGAACAGGTGCACGCGGAGCCGGAGTTGGTGGACGTGAAACCGGTACAGGCGCACGCGGAGCCGGAACAGGTGGACGAGGCGCAGACAGACGAGGCCCTCTCGAACTCGGCAACGACCGGCGCCGAGCGCTGCGCCTTGCCCCACGTCCACGTCGACGCGATTCGCCCGACGCATCCACACCGCCACCCATAGCGCCGGCATTGACGACGAAAACCTTTTTGACGCCGTCGTTACCTGCATCAGCTGCAGTACCAAGGCCACCGCCTGCTGCCGCTTCCTTCACACGCGAAACAACATCCAGGCCAGTCGCTACCAGATCAAGTTCTCCGGGGTTTTTATTGCGGGCTTCGCTTCCACTCCTGCCACCTCGCGACCCACGCGCAATGTTTAGCAGCCCCTTGCTGATCTTGATCGTACTGACGATACCTTTTAAGGCGACCAGCCCCGCCCCGACTGTGGCGATACCGGCAACTACCCCGGGCGCGCTATCAGTCAGCGACGTGATGCCCCTGGTGAGTTTGGTCAGCGTCTCGGCCACGGTGTCCGTTACCGGGCGCAGCGCGTCTCCCACACTGCGCATGGCGTCATCCATCGACTGGGCCATTTCGGCCCACTTCTGCGATGACGACTCACGCCGCTCGGCGAGGTTTTTATCGAGGATCCCGGTGGCCTCGCGCGAATCGTTTTTAAGCTGGCTGTAGAGCGCCTTGTTCTGCATGTAGGCCGATAGCGCCGCCTTGACCTGCATGTCAGCGAACAGGTCGCCAGTACGCAGGGATTCTTCCAGCGAGGCCATCATGGCCTTGGCCTTTTCTGGATCGGCTTGCTCGCTGATTTTTGCCGTGGCCTCGGCCATTTTCGCCGCACGTGCCGGATCGGTCGCCTGAATGTATTTCTGAGCCAGCCCCATACTGGTTTCAAGCGTCGACAGGCCGTTTTGCAAACCGGTCTGCATCGAACCCTTGTAATCAATACCGGCTTTTTCGTAGGCCTTGACCGTGTCGGTCGAGCCGATTTTGCCCATCCAGTTTTTCAGGTTGTTGGCCGCTTCGTCCGAACTGCCGGCCTGCTTCATTTGCACTTGCAGCATGGCACCCAGCTGGGTCACCGCGTCCATGCCGGTGATACCGTTGCTGGCCATGTTGGCCAGCAGTTCCGGGAACCACTTGGCCATGTCGGCCGCTTCGAAGCTGCCCGCCTGACCTTGGTAGGCGATCACTTCCAGCGCCTGCTGCATCTGCTTGGGATCGGTGATCTTGGCGTTCTGCCCCAAGGCGTTGATCATCTTCGCCGTATCGACACCACTGGATCCCTGCCCCACGACAAACTTGGCTGCGACCGGTGCGTACTCAAGCGCCTTGCTCAAATCCATACCGGCGCCGACCAACTGATTGACCACATCGGCTACATCGTTGCGCGCCATGCCGGTATCGCGTGAGGTGTCGATGATCTTGCGCGACATCTCCTGCTCTTGCGGCTTGTTGGCAATGCCGGCCTTGATCGCGATGTCACGCACAATGGCGCCATAATCAGCGCTGACCTTGGTCGGCACTGCCATGGCACCGACGCCGACCACCGCTGCGCCGACGGCGCCCTTCATGCCCTTTACACCAGAATCAATCTGCTGATGCCCCTTGGCTTTCAGCTCGGCTTTGTTGGCCGTCTGTCCCATGGAACGGTAGGCTTTTTCCAGCCGGCCGACTTCGATCCCCTGCTTTTTTAAGCTGTCGAGGTTCGAGTTCAAAAGGTTGAGTAATTTGGACGCGCCAGCCGCGCCGGTGTCGTGAGCCTTTTTCCATTCTTCGCGCAGGCGGATGGTGTCGCCAATCGTGCGCTGCAGCACGCGTGCTTTATTGCCTTCCGCCTCGAGGCGTTTGATACGCCCGGTCACATCTTTAAATGCGGCGCCGACCGTCGAACTGACGGCGCCGCCGATCACCAGCCCGAGGGCGATTTTGTTTGCCATGTGATGGCCCCCATGTGCCCAACACTACCCAAGGCGGCTCAATCCGTGAGCCACCACACCATGTCCGCGAACGGCATCGACTGGATCTCGGCGGCGGAAAATCCGGTTTCCGCCGCCAGACGTTTTGCCGCCGACTTGATAACGCTGGGGTTAAAGCCCGTCGTCGTTGTCCATGCGAAAATAGCCGGCCTGCAAGCGGTTAAAATCCACCAACTTCAGCCCCTCCAGATCCGTCACCGGCGCACCGGACAACGACGAAAACAACACCAGTTCGCGCTGCTCATCGTCACCACCCACAGCACGGTTGGCTGCCCGCACATCGCCCACGGTCGGCGAACGCAAGGCCAGCTTGTCGACGGTCACGCCGTTGATTTCGCTCGGGCACGACAGCGTCACCAGCACCTGATCGGTGGTCAGCGACAACCACGCCGGCATTGAGTCCGAATAATCGGTTTTCGGCACCAGGTGCGAATACGCCGCCTGCACGCGGCGATAATCCGCCAGCTTGAGGCCTTCCAGATCCTTCAGTCCGACTTCGGCGAGACCTGCGAACAGCATCAGTTCGCGTTGTTCGTCGTCCCCGTTGGCGGCACGGTCAGCCGCCCGCAACTCACGCACGGTCGGATTGCGCAGGGTCAACGTCTTAACGTCGACGCTGTTCGCTTGACTTGGACGGGTCAGGGTCACGACGGCGCTGAGCGCACTGAGCGACAGCCAGGCCGGCAGGTTTTTAGCGATTGCTTGAGTCATCTGGATCTATTCCTTACAGGCCGAGCGCGTTGCGCACTTCGAGCAGTTGGTCTGTGCCGTCGATCACCTGAATGCCGGCGACCATGTCGATTTCGTACATCAGGCGTCCGTCGATTTCGAGCTTGTAGTACGTGACGGCAATGCCGTGCTTGATCTCGGCGGGATCGCCGGCTTTCCAGTCACCCAGATCCAGCTCCTTGAGGCGGCCGCGCAAGGTGGCAACGACCGCTGTCACCGCGCTTTTTTGGCCCTTGAAGGCACCCCGGAACGTGGCGTTGAACGCCGTGCCATCAGCCAGGCCGAAGTATTTCAGCGACTCGCGGCGCACGCCTTTGGTGACAAACGAGGCTTCCATTTTTTCCAGACCCTGATCCATCTCGATCGGGCCGGCCATGCCGCCACCACGATATTCGTCAGTCTTGGTGGTCAGCTTGGGCAGCGTCAGGCTCGGGACGTCGCCGGAGAAGTTCACACCGTCGACGAACAGATTGGTGTTGTACAAAGTTTGAGGAATCATTGGTTACGCCCCCTTAGGCTGCTTCAAGCACTTCGGTCATCCATTGAT